AAATTTCATTGATTGTTAAACCAAAGATTTCTAAAATTCCATTGTTAGCAATTGAGAGTAATTTAGAAGATGTTGTACAAGACAACTAGAAGGTTATTTAAAGGCAAATATCAGTACAAGATAGTACTGATATGCGCTGGCGCAAGTGCATTTCGGACAGGGGATATGGAATCTGCCTTAAAAATATTAGGCAATACCAGATTCCCTAAGCCGGATGACTCTTGGAGAATTCACAGTATCAAAACAACAGATCAGTTAGATTATTCTATTCAACTTGCAACAAGTTTAAAAACTATGAATGACATAGAGGTCAGAGTAGAATCGCCTTGGATTTCTGTATACACTAATAGTGATAAGCATGTAGAAGTGTTAACCAAGTTAAACAAGGACAACGTAAAATACATATCACAACCAGCAAAAGATAGCGTTTTAACATTCAATACAATCATAATGCCTAAGACAAATTATGATTATCGCATAACTTTAGGCAAAACTAACCAAGATTACCAAGCATTTATTGAATGGGCCGAAGGTCGTGACAAGTTAAAACTTACTAAAAGTTGCAAAAAAGAGCTTAGTAAGTCAAGAACCTGGGGTGGTACACACTTTTACGTTACTGGCGAAAACACCTTACTATTAACTAAAATGCACCTTGGCGGTGCAATATCTAAAATAGAACGCATCGTTAAAGCATAGGGTGTTGATTCCAAAAGCGATAAATACTCTAACCGTAGTTTATTCTGCTGGTTTATTAAAACGGGTTTAACAATGCGCATAAACGAACTATTAGAAGGCACTCTTTTTAACGATTTAGATTTCGTCACGCCTAAAGAAGATGGCAGGGAGATCAATTACGATCTACCGGACGATTTAATCCACTTCATGCATAATGATGATAATGTGTATCGTCGTCACGTCTATCCAACTATTTCTAAGTGTGTAGACCGTGTTAAAGCAGATCGTGCAACACATCCTAGTATGTTTAAAGTTCCTGTTGAAACTAGCTATAAATTATATATTAAAAAATTCCCAATTCGCGAATTGCCAGACGAGTTAGAAGAAGAAGTTTGTAAAAAAGTATGTAAAAAGTTACATGATGAAACTTGTAAGCATGTTGCCGATGGCAAGTATAAGGACTAATTGTGTTATTAAGAGAGTTATTTTTAAGAGAATCTCCTGCCGCTGAGGAAGTTAAGAAAAAAGTAGGCAGAGCATTCAACCACCCAGAAGATTTAACATTCTTAAATGGCAGTGCTGGTGCAATTAAGGCTTTAGAACATATTAAAGCTATAGGTAAAAATGCCAAAGGTGTAAGATATAAGTGGGATGGTGCTCCACAAGTATACTGGGGTAGAGACAAAAACGGAACATTTATTCTAACTAATCACAATGGTTGGTTAAGAGGCGGTACTGGTACCAGTACCTTAGATGAATTTACTACTCAGCAAGGCATTTATAATTTTATTCTTAATAAAAGTGGTAATCCAAAGACTCCGGAAGAACAAGAACAACGTAAAGAGTTTGCTAGAGAATTTAGTTTCTTACATCCTGTATTTGAAAAAGCTACTCCGGCAGACTTCAGAGGATTCGTATATGCTGATGGATTGTTTTTAGGTCAACCGACTCCGGACGCTAATGGCATTTATAATTTGCACCCAAATCCAAAAAGTGGAACTGTTTACCATATTGCACAAGATACTGAATTAGGCCAACAAATTTCTACAGCACACGCAATGGTTGTTGGTCATGGTATTTTTGATACGTTTGGTGCTGCCGATCATACACAACAGCCTAAAGATAGTTTTGAAGAGTTCAATACAACTCCAGACCTAATTGTATTAGGACCATACTATACACAAATGCAACCAGAAGTTGATTCTGAAGCTATATCAATTGTTGAAGCAGAAATTAAAAAACATGCGGCTGATATTGATCAGTTCTTGTCTCCCTTACCAGGTGTAAGTGGATTTAAAAATATTGTTTACAGATATGTAAACACTATGAGTAAACAAGGTCAACTACACAACGTTGGTCATAATTTTATGATGTGGATGGAAGCTAATCCAACTATTGTAAGTCCAACACAATTAGCAAAGATACAAGAACGTGCAAGAATGTTCCCAGGAGCACTACCTGCAATGTTTAATTTGTTCGATGACATTATGCAATTAAAGAATAACGTAATTGCTCAATTAGACAAAGACCCTGGTGAAATTAAAGTAACTAACCCAGAAGGTTGGGTACATTACGATAAGAAAGGTGATGATCACATTAAATTAGTTCCTCGTACTGACATCGAAACTCCGTCCGGAACTATACCAGCCTGGACACCATAATGAATTTACGAGAACTATTAGAATCAGTCCATACTAAAGCAACCGCGGCATTTTGCTTTGGTCGATTTAATCCTCCGCATCAAGGTCATGCCAAAGTATGGGAAGCTGTTAAGCATGCAGGACAACATTGGTATATTGGCACTAACCCCGGAACTATCGGTCCTAACGACCCATTACCGTTTGATCTCAAGCATGCGTGGATGACTGCTATTGATCCTAGCATTGAAGGTCATATACTAGGCGAAACTAGTGTTATTACTCTAGCGGCTAAGATATATGCAGAAGTGGGAGATGGAGCAACTGTAGCATATGTAACTGATGCAACTGACTGGGCATGGGCTGGTAAGTTGTTACATCAATATAACGGTAAAGAAAGCACACACGGTTATTTTAATTTTGCTAAAATTATTCACATACCAAGTCCTAGAGTAAGTTCAGCGACTGATCTACGTAATGCGGCTCGTGCTGGCGATATGGATGCATTTTATCGTGCTGCCGGTACTGATCCTAACTTAGAAGTAAATGGCCAACATTATTTTGATACTGTAGTTGACGCAGTAGGCGCTCATCCTGAGAAAGTTAAAAAAGTTAAGAAAGAAAAAACAGTAGCAGAGCCGGTAACTGATGAAGGTATAATGAGCTTTATGGCTAAGCCTGCTGTTAAAAAGAAACCAGCGGCTAGTGCAGAAGAAATGCGCAAGTACTTTGAAAAAGAAAAAGCCAAAGATCCTGAACATATAGCACGAGGTGAAGGCCATAAAAAACCACAACAGGTCTATACTAAAACTGACGAAGAAGCGGCTGGCGTTGGAACTATTACAAAACAGAATTCCACTGTTGATGTAAATAGTAGTACTCCAAAAAAGAATTTAAAAGCCTTTAATTTAATTAAAGAAGCTAACAAGGTAATAAGAGAAATGAAAGCAAATGAGTTTGTTCGAGAAGGTAAAGTTACAGATTTGCACAAAGATCATGAGAATGTAGCTAAAGGTGTAACCCGTTCGCGTGACGTTGGTGGATACGATCGTGTATATCATATGAATCGTTTAATGATGGCTATGGCTGTGGCAGACGGCGAAAATACTAAAGCTGTGGATAGCCCTGCTGAAACATGGTTTGAAAAGTACAACACTATGCATCCGATGACCAAGCAAGAAGACAATATGATTCGAGCCGCTATGGCAACTGTCCCAACAGATGGTCAACACATTAGTAAGTTTAGTCCAAGTAAAGAAGCAGACGGTGCAAATGTTAAAAGCATAGTTGCAAAAATTAAGAAAAATCAGTACGGAATATAATAATGAGACTACGCGAACTTATTAGAGAATCAGAAGCAGACTCAGATAGTGTCTCTGCGCAAGGTGGATCTGGTATCTCCGGTGGGCGTAGTCGATTAGACACTAACCAGCAATCTAGTATTCCGGGAATGGCAACTTATCCAGATTTGCCTAGTCACTACTACGATATGTATCGATTTGGGGTACACATGGCAGGTAGCCCGGACAAGCAAAGTATGGCTCGGATTGGGCCTGCGGCTAACGAATTTGTAACTGTAGCATATACTGACGCTGATGCAGACATTATTAATAACAGTAGAAAATCAATGGGGTTGAAACAAAAAGCATTATCAACTAAAGGTAGTCAAGAATCTGATCATGTTAATAAGAAAAGTGCAGTAGCTACTCCTAAAAAGAACAAGTACGGTGTATAATGGACGAATTAGCTAAACTTAAAAAACTAGCAGGAATTAATGAATACAAAGGATTGCAACCTTACGGTGGCAGTAATATTAGTTTAACTGGTACAGAAAAAGCAATATTGCAACGCGAACATAAAATACAACCAGGAACACAAGAATGGTTTCAGTTGTGGTTTAGCAAGCCATACTTAACTGGTGAAAAACCTGTAGGAAAATAATTATGAAAATGCACGAATTAGAAGAAAGCAGACACGGAAGTTTTACAAATTACTACGATAGTGATGGAAATGATTTGCGTGGTGGAAATGACGAAGCTAATCTATGGTACATCTATAAAGAAGGCCGTCTTAAACAACTGATGATTTCAGGACACCAAGAACGTGAAGCACGTAATATGGGGTTCAGAGATAGCCAAGAAGCCGCATTAAGAGTACATGGTATTGTTAGAAGCAAATATCACAAAGGTAAATGGATTCAAAATCAGGGCGGTAAGTGGGTTGAAGTACACCCTTTTGGCAAACCAGATGATGTATCAGAAGCTGCCAATGCCGCACAACAAGCGGCCATTGCAATTGCTAAAAAGAAGAAAAAAGGTATAGATGAAACAGCTTCAGCAGGCGCTACTAGTAGTGCAAGTATAGCTAGTTTACCTAATCCCAGTGTTACCGGACACAAGCATAGACATAAAAAAGTAAAAAGTGTAAGTGCCCTAGACCAGAATAGTGTAAGTTTATTCGGTGGGCCTATGGAAAATATCCAAGCACCTATCATCAAAAGACGCTAAATATATTAAGATAACGGAGTATACTCATGCCAGCAGAATTAGACCAAAATAGCCCAGAAATGGTGCCACAAACTAGCCCAACAGAGCAATCAGCAGTTGTTGGCTTACACAGTGACGAAGTAGATCACGAAGGCGCAATGGCCAAAGCTGATTTGTACAAATTAGCCAACTACAGTATGAAATTGTTCAAACAAGTTCATGACGATGATCAAATGGAAGCATGGGTACAAGCCAAGATTACCAAAGCCGCTGATTACATCGCTAGTGTATATCATTATCTAGAATATGAAATGAAGTTTAGCGAATACGGTAAGCATCTAGATTCTGCCGATACATTGAGCGAAGGTCAAAAGAAATTACTCAAAGCTCGACTAACGGAGGCTAAAATGCGCATTAAAGAATTAAAGAAAACTCAAGCTGAAAAGTCTAAAGAGAAAAAAGTAATGGAAGGCCCATTACGTGGTGGTGAAGAAACATGTTCAGAGTGCGGTGGCACTGGCATGGTGTACAGAGAAGCGCAACCAATTCCAGATCATGTTAAGAGCAAAGTTGCCAAGTACAACACAATGGTAAATGCTACTAAGGCAGCTCACAAGCGTATGGATAGCAGTGAAATGAACGTTGAAGAAGAAACAAGTTCAACAGGTGGCGAAATTACTCGCACTAAGACTGGACTACGTCATTCACATAATCCAGCTCGTTTCAGCGATGAGCCACATGCAGAGCCAGCAAGCAAAGTTAAGTCACGTTCAGCTGATGAAAAGAAAGGCGAGAAAGCCATGGACAAAGCTGACGAGAAAGAATCTAAAGCATGGGGTAAAGCTAACCCAGGCAAGCAGACTATCATGAAAGGTGGTGTAAAAACTACTAATGAAGCTGCCAAACTAAAAGGCAAACAAACTAAACTAGATGTAGATCATGATGGCGACATCGAAGCTGACGACCTAGCTGACCTACGTGCTGGTAAGAAAGCAAAAAAAGTTGACGAAGCAAAAGCTAAGCCTGACTTCTTAGACATGGACAAAGATGGTAACAAGAAAGAGTCTATGAAGAAAGCTGTTAAAGATAAAGCCATGAAAGAAGCCGCGCCAAGTGCAGGTTTAAGCAAAGAGAAAAAGTCTGCAACTGTTAAGGCCGCTAAGAAAGGTGAAGACATCGGTAAGCCAGGTAAAGGTTTTAAAGGTTTAGCCGCTAAAGCCGCTAAAGAGTATGGTTCTAAAGAGAAAGGCGAGAAAGTAGCCGCTGCCGCTATGTGGAAAAACATCAAAGAAACTCAAGCATATCTAGCTGAGAAGAAAAAGAAAGAAAAAGATGTTGAGGAAAACTTAACTGTAGTTCCAAATCCATCAGGTGCCAAGGATGCAGAAGAAGCTAAAAAATTAGGTTCTATGATGCCAGCTCCAGCAGGTAAGAAAGATCCAATTAGTGAATCTGCAGACTTAACACGTATGCGTCAACTAACTGGTCGTTTAAATCAAAACGAACGTGCATCTTTAAATGAATCAGGCGAAGTTGCTAGCATCCGTGCATTGACACAAAAACTATTGGGTTAATCCTATGGACATGAAACGCATTTTACAGGCGATGGATGGGGCATCTTCAAAGCCTGTAGAAGGCGTTAATAGCATGGCTAAATTTCTTCGTGTAGTCGACGAAGCCGCTATGTATGGTGCGGCTACTACACCGCCATCTCCATCAGGTCTTACACCAGCTCAACAACACGCACTTGCTCCGTATCTTGAAACAGATCCGTCAGACGGTTCAAAATATTATGATTTGCCGGCAACTGATACTAAAGAGAAGGGTGCTATTATGGGCACCACTATTAAAAGTCCAGGATACATAGCCGCTATTAAACAAGATCAAGGCAAAGTTATCCAACAGTTGTTAAGACAATTAGATCCAAAAAATCAAGTTAAAGAACCTCAAGTTACAACAACTCCGTTGAGCGATGAAGAAACAGCCAAAGTAATGGCAGATTTACAAGAAAACAGCTTAGATAAGTTTTTATCTATTGTTAAAAAGAATGACGTAGTTAGTTTAAACGAAGGCGCTAATCCGCATAAAGTTTCGTTGCCTGTACAAATGGCTATGCAACACTACCAGCAACCAGTCGTTGAAACACCAGTAACTCCAACTATTACTCGCGAATCAAGTATAAAGAAATATTTTAGTCAGGCTGAAACAGATGCGGCTGAAAGACTAACACAAAAAAATAATCTTTATAAGCAGTATGCGCAGACTATCGCTGAACGTGTAATGATGAAGGAAAGCAAATTAGACGAACGTAGTACTACAGAAAAACAAGCACGTACTATGGCTGCCGCGGCACATAATCCAGAGTTTGCTAAAAAGATTGGCATTAAACCTAGTGTTGCTAAAGAATTTAATAAGAAAGATAAAGGCACTGCATTGTTAAGTAACGCAATGAAGGGCAAAAAGAAAGTTGTAAACGAGTTTGATTTTAATCGAGATCGCAGAGAAGAAAGTCCGCTAGACAACTATCCTTGTTACGATTGTGGTAGCACAATTTTTCATCATCATACAAAACATTGCGATCTAGCAGAACCTAATGCAGTTAGAGATTTACCTTCTAAACATCATAATACACAACATTGGAACGGACATATACCGCACGGTCTACATCCTATCCCAGGATTAAATGAAAATGAAATTCCTGGTCATAGCATGGGATTTAAACCAGGTCCTGGTGGTCCAGGCTTACAAAGTAATGTAGCAGAAGCTCCACTAGACTTTGATCGTGAAAATCCAATGTCTAGTACTATTCATAGTCATCAAGGAGTTAATCCAGCTAGTATAGAAGCACGTATCATGCGAGCTCGTAGACAGCTAAAAGATCTAGCAGAACAAGCACAAAGTGATGATCCAAGAATATGGCAACACATTACTAAGTTGTTCCCTGAGCTTGCTATGAACATAGAACAAATTAGTCATGGACTAGGTGAACTAGGATCAAAGCGTCGAGCCGGTGGTGTTAACAGTAGAAATATTCCTGTTGGCATAGATGAAATGATGAACGACCCATGTTGGAAAGGTTATAAAATGGTTGGTACAAAGAAAAAAGGCGGCAAGTCAGTACCTAACTGCGTACCAAAAAAAGGAAAATAAAATGAACATTCGCGATTTAATGAACAAACTAGATACAATTAACGAAGCTGGTAACCCAGATGAAGTTATTGCCAAGTATACCGATAAACCAGATCTACCAGCTTTTATCGATAGTAAAGATGGTAAAGTTAAGTATATGGATCGAGCAGGCGGAGAAATGGGCGGTGCTCCTCAAGCTAAAGTTATGCCAACTGATTGGATCAAGCGTTATGCTCCTGATCTTGCAGATGCTATTGCTGCCAAAGGCGGAAATGCTAGCGCATACGGCAAGCAAGAAAAGAAAGGCTTGTTTGGTATTAACGGTTTAGGTTCATTTGATCAAGGTACTACAGTTAATACTAAGCAAGCAGGTGCTGATGCAACTAGTAGAACTGTTAATGCCGCAAATCTTACAAAATTAAACGATCTAGTATCTAAATTACAAGCATCGTTAAAAACTCCTGCTACCGTTAAAGAATCTTTTTCATCACGTAGATTGATTGAAAGTTTTGGATATCAAACAGAAAGTGAAGCAAGTCTAGCGCAACAGGCTGCAGTGGGTGCCGGAACATATGGCGCCGCTAAAGGTGTTGGTAAAATGTTGGGCAAAGCTATTCCAGGTGTTGGTCTAGCATTTGGGGCGGCTGATGCATACAACCGTGCTAAGAAAGGCGATTGGTTAGGTGCCGGGATGGCAGGTGCAAGTGGACTAGCTAGTTTAGTTCCAGGTATCGGCACTGCCGCAAGTTTAGGCTTAGATGCTGCCAACTTGGCTCGTGATTACAAGCATGGTGAATTTGGTGGTGCAGATGCCGCAGTTCCTCCAGGCGGAGATGCTAAAGTATTTGCCATGCAAAATGAGCTAATTAAGAAAGGTGCTAAGATCAAAGCTGACGGCAAAATGGGTCCAATGACTCAAGTCGCTATGAAGCAATATGGTGTAACAATGCCTGCCGCAGAATCTGCCGCAGAATCTATTGTTCGTCTACGTAACCGTTTAGAAATGTTAGAAGCTATGTCAACATTAGACAAAGAATATTTCTTAGGTTCTGATGGTAACTTTTATAGAATCAATGGTGATGTAGTAACTGATAGTACTACAGTAAAACATATCTGGGAAAGCGTAAAGAATAAACCAGTAACATTAGATGAAGGTATCTTTGGCGATATTGTCAGCGGAGCTAAAGCAATAGGATCCGATACCTTCAATGTTGGTAAAAATCTATTCAGAGGTGCAAGTGGAGAAGCAAATGCTCTTAAAAGTGCCGCTGATTTAGATAAATGGAAAGCGGCACAAACGGCAGCAGGTGCAAGCGATGCACAAATTGCATCTAGACTAAAAAATCTTCCAAATATTAGTCAAGCAACCAAAGACTCTTGGGCGGCAAAGGCATTCCGTGGTGGTAAAGCAATTGCAAACAATCCAGGCAAGGCAGCGTTAGGTGCCGCGGCGTTGGGCGCAGGTGCAGGTCTTGCACTAACTCCAGGTGCTGTTGCTGGTACTCCAACTACTCCAGGTGGACATACAGGTGCTGGCGGTACTCCAACAACTCCAACAACTCCAACAACTCCAACAACTCCAACAACTCCAGCAGTACCAGCAGGTCCTACTCCAGAGCAGTTAGCACTAGTTGATGAGATTAAAAAGGCTATGGCGTTGTTACCAGATGACGGTAATGATGAAACTATCAATACTGCATTGCAATCTGCTCAAACTGCAATTGATTCGCTTCCAAAGGCAGCTCCGGCAGCATCCAAGGATGCACATGCCGCTGATATGGCTAAGGCAGCTGGCTACAATGGTCCAGACGGTACTAGCGTAGGTAGTTAAGTAAGTATAATGGCAGACTAGTTCTGCCATTTTCACGATTAAAATTTCTTAATGGTTGCTTTAACAAGATAAGTAGTATATAATAGGCTTATACATTAGGAGATTTACATGGGCGGTCGTTCATACGGTGCAGAAGAAAAGGCAAAACTCGAGCGTTTGATTTCAGAAGGTAGTACAGTACTACGTGAAGTTGAAGACTTACAAGAAGGCTTAAAAGAAACAGTTAAGGCTGTGGCAGAAGAATTACAAATTAAACCTAGCGTTATTAACAAAGCTATTAAGATTGCACATAAAGGCGATTGGCAAGCGTATAACGAAGACTGGGAAGAAATTGAAGCAATTTTGGATATCACTAAGCGTATCTAATAAGTATTGCGTAGAAAGGTTAGCTGGCCATAAACAGCATACTAGGTATTTGTCAGCCTAAAATGACATAAGGAGAATTATGAGCTATGTAGATGCATGGTTTGACCGTAATAACGATGTTATTAAAGTAGTCGAACGCAATAAGAAAGGTGAGCGTGTATTCCGTGACATTCCTGTCAAGCACACGTTTTACTATAAAGACCCACGCGGCAAATTTCAATCTATTTACGGAGATCCTCTTAACAGGGTTATTTGTAAAAACACTAAAGAACTACGAAAAGAACAAGCTATCAATTCAGGTAAGCAATTGTTTGAAGCTGATATTAATCCAATATTTGTTTGTCTAAGCGAAAACTACATTAATCAAGACGCACCTAAACTAAACGTAGCATTTTTCGATATTGAGGTAGACTTTGATCCAGAGCGTGGCTATGCAAGTCCTGATGATGCTTTCATGCCAATTACTGCGATTGCTGTCTACCTACAATGGATGGAAACTATGGTATGTTTAGCAGTTCCTCCAAAGACTATTACAATGGAAGAAGCGTTAGAACAAGTTAAAGAGTTCCCTAATACAATGCTTTATAAAACAGAAGCAGAAATGTTAGATGTATTTCTTGATCTGATTAAAGATGCAGATATTTTAAGTGGTTGGAACTCAGAAGGCTTTGATATTCCATATACTACAAATAGAGTAACTAAAGCATTATCAAAAGAAGATACCCGCCGTTTTTGTTTATTTGACCAATTTCCTAAACGCAGAGAATATGAAAAGTTTGGTCGTGATAGTGTAACTTATGACTACATTGGTCGCGTTCACTTAGACTATCTTGAGCTGTACCGTAAGTATACGTATGAAGAACGCCACAGTTATAGACTTGACGCCATTGCGGAATATGAGTTAGGTCAACGTAAAACACAATATGAAGGTACGCTCGACCAATTATACAACAATGATTTTAAAACATTCATTGAATATAACCGTAATGACTGTAAGCTATTAGACGATCTAGATAAGAAACTAAAGTTTATGGATCTTGCCAATACACTAGCGCATGAGTGTACTGTATTGCTCCAGACTACAATGGGTGCTGTGGCTGTAACTGAACAGGCTATTATTAATGAAGCACATCGTCGAGGATTCCAAGTACCTAATCGTACTAAAATGGATGACCGTGAAAACAACGAAGGTGCCGCTGGTGCATATGTTGCTTATCCTAAAGAAGGCATTCACGATTGGATTGGTTCATTAGACATTAACTCACTTTACCCATCAGCAATTCGTGCTCTAAACATGGGACCAGAAACTATTGTTGGACAGTTACGCCAAACAATGACTGACGAATACATTGAAACACAAATTGGCAAGGGTAAAAGTTTTGCCGCGGCATGGGAAGGTATCTTTGGATCGTTAGAATATACAGCCGTAATGAACCAAGAGATTGGTACAGACATTACAGTTGACTGGGAGAATGGAGATAGTGATGTTCTTAGTGCCGCAGAATGTTACAGATTGATATTTGAAAGTAATCAGCCTTGGACACTAAGCGCCAATGGTACTATCTTTTCATATGAAAATGAAGGTATTATCCCTGGACTACTAAAGCGTTGGTATGCGGAACGTAAAGAGATGCAGGCCAAACTCAAAGAAGCAATCAAAGCAGGCAACAAAGTCGAAGAAGAATACTGGGACAAACGACAACTCGTTAAGAAGATTAACTTGAATAGTTTGTATGGTGCTATTCTTAACAGTGGTTGTAGGTTCTTTGATAAGCGGATTGGACAATCAACTACCTTAACTGGTCGACAAATTGTTAAACACATGGCTGGTAAGGTCAACGAGATTGTTGCCGGCGAATATGATTATAGAGGAAAGGCAATTATATATGGTGACACTGATTCTTGTTATTTTAGTGCTTTTCGCACTTTACAGAAGGACATCGAAGCGGGATTAATTCCCTGGACTAAAGAAAGTGTAGTACAACTATACGACCAAATTGGTGAGGAAGTTAATACTACATTTCCACAGTTCATGCTAGATTCATTCCACGTTCCTAAATCACGTGGTGAAGTTATTAAAGCTGGTCGTGAAATTGTTGCTATCAAAGGCTTGTTTATTACTAAGAAGCGTTATGCTGTCTTGTACTATGACAAGGAAGGCAAGCGCAGTGACGTAGATGGTAAGCCAGGCAAGATCAAGGCCATGGGATTGGACTTGAAGCGTAGTGATACTCCTGAATTCATTCAAGACTTCTTAAGTGATGTATTAGAAAAAGTTCTAACAGGTGCTAGCGAACAAGTTGTTCTAGATCATATTAGCGAGTTCCGTCTTAAATTTAAAACACGGCCTGGTTGGGAAAAAGGTAGCCCTAAACGTGCTAACAATATTACCGACTATGAAGCTAAAGAAAAGAAGGCAGGTAAAGCCAACATGCCAGGACACGTTCGAGCCAGTATTAATTGGAATACGCTCAAACGAATGTTTGATGACAAGTACAGTGCCAACATCACTGATGGTGCAAAAGTTATTGTCTGCAAACTTAAAGATAATCCATTAGGATTTACAAGCGTAGCTTATCCAGTAGATGAGCTCAGATTGCCGCAGTGGTTTAAAGACTTGCCCTTTAATCATACTGAGATGGAGCAGGCCATTATTGATAAGAAACTAGACAATCTTATTGGTGTACTTAAATGGGATGTTCGCAGTACAGAAGAAAAAAACACATTTAACAGTTTATTCGAGTTTTAATATGACCACAGAAATTACACTTGCAGGATACGGCTTTGTAGGCAAAGCCGTTTGGAATAGTCTTAAAGACATACACACTATTAATATAATTGACCCAGCGTACAATACAAATACCATTGCAGATTTTCCAACAGCAAAAGGTATTATTGTATGTGTTGGTACTCCTAGTTTACCAAACGGAGTATGTGACGATTCACAGATTCGGGCAGTATTAGAAAATGCTCCAGAAAATTTGCCAATATTAATTAAGTCAACTGTACCACCTGATCAACTATCACAAATAGTAATTGATTATCCTAATCATAATATTTGTTATAGCCCAGAGTTTTTACGTGCGGCAACTGCTAATGAAGATTTCCTAAATCAAGAATACATGATTATCGGCGGCGAAGATGTAAATCAATTCTGGGAAACGTTGTTTGGGCCTGCTCTTAAGAAATGCGAGTTTTATTTGCCATGCAGTATTACCGAAGCTAGTATGGTCAAATACGCAATTAATAATTTCTTAAGTACAAAGGTTGCGTTCTTTAATCAAATTTATGAAATATGCCAAGCTAATGGTGCTGACTATCAAGTAGTCAAGCAGTTAGTCTCTGCAGATACTAGAATTGGGTTGAGCCATATGGATGTTCCCGGACCCGATGGTAGTTTTGGATTTGGTGGTGCTTGTTTTCCTAAAGACACAAATGCCTTCATAAAGTATGCGCAAAACCTAAATACACCTATAACCGTTGTAGAAGAAGTGGTGAAATACAACAACAAAATAAGAAAATAATCATTGACATAGTCAAAAAAACCTATATAATAACACAACATGGAGAATCATATGAAAGACTTTTTACAAGACCTAGTAGCACATACACACAGCTTGGGCTTCCTGCCTTTAGTTAAAGTATCAGCAACAGATAAAGAAACAGCAATCGAATCAATGGCTGAAGACCGTTCAGTTATCTTTAATGCAAAAACACACAAGCCTATTGAGAACTTTGAAGGTACATTTGGTATGCCTAACTTGAACAAGTTAGACTTACACTTGAAGTGCCCAGAGTACAAAGAAGGTGCTGGCATTAATGTTGTTACACAACAACGCAACGGAGAAGATGTACAAACAGGTTTGCATTTTCAAAATGCAACAGGTGACTTCCAAAACGATTATCGTTTCATGAACAATGAAGTTATTAATGAAAAACTTAAAACTGTTAAGTTCAAAGGCGTTAGTTGGGACGTTACTGTAGAGCCTACAGTTGCATCAATTCAGAAACTGAAGTATCAAGCCGCGGCACATACAGAAGAAACAAGTTTCCAAGTTAAAACTGAAGGCAGTGATCTAGTGTTTAGCTTTGGTGACTCGAGCACACACGCAGGATCATTTACATTCCAAAGCGGTATTACTGGTAAGTTGCGTCAAACATTGTCTTGGCCTGTTCAACAAGTACAAAGCATTTTGGCATTGCCAGGTGACTTGTCTATGAAGATTTCAGACTCAGGCGCTATGCAAATTACTGTAGACAGCGGTATTGCTGAATACAACTATATTTTACCAGCATTGAGCAAATAATGACTACTGATCAAATATTATTAGCAGTAGGCTTATGGGCAGTATTAATAGTAATATGTTATACACATACCGGTTGGCGCAATATAAAAGATTGCTACGGTATGTGGTTTACTCGAGAATATTGGACTGCCTATAATACTGTAGAATTTGTCAGCTGGTGGGCAAAGGCTATTATTATCATTCCCGGATTAATCTTTGGTATTCAAATCTGGGAATTATATTACTTAACACTATTAACTAGCGTAACATTAATTTGGGCCAGTCGTAAAAAAGCATTGCCGACGCTAGTAGGATTTAATACTATGTGGGCTTGGTTGAGCTTAATGGTACTAGCACAACATTGGATCTAAATGAATAAAAATTTAACTGCAACACAAAACGACTATGCTGTATTCTTACCAGCAACTAGTGGCTTTTATTCTACGTTTGTAGGTAAACAACGCTACAGCAACTATGTTGATCCGGCTCGCGTTCCTACAAGTTTTAAAAACGGTGTTGAAAGTCTTAATTACCTAGATCCAGACAAAGGTGCATTTTACTATGATCATTGTTTGTATTCAGCAGGACATGCTAATTTAGATCTTAATAAGCCGGACGAAAGCGAGGACATGTTCCGTAATCGCAATCGTGCTACTAGTTGGGTATTAGGTGACTCAGGTGGATTCCAGATTGGTAAAGGTGTTTGGCCCGCTGATTGGAAAGATCCTAACTGTCCAAAAGCAATGAAGAAGCGCCAACAGGTACTAACCTGGATGGATACGCTAATGGATTATGGCATGGGTCTTGATATTCCTGCTTGGGTTGCTCGTAGTCCTGCAGGTGTTGCGGCCACTGGTATTAGTTCATATGCAGAAGCTGTACAAGGAACTTATATCAATAATGATTACTTTGTTAATAATCGTAATGGCAATTGTAAATTCTTAAATGTTCTTCAAGGCGAAACTCATACTGATGCTGAAGATTGGTATCAACGCATGAAAAAATATTGCGATCCAAAGCAATATGGAGATAGGCATTTTAATGGTTGGGGTATGGGCGGACAGAATATGTGTGATATACACTTGACATTAAAACGTCTAGTGGCACTAAGATTTGATGGACTTCTTGAAAAAGGTCAGCAAGATTGGATGCACTTCTTGGGAACTTCTAAATTAGAGTGGGCAGTTCTTTTAACCGATATTCAACGTGCTGTTAGGAAATACCATAATGAAAACTTTACCATCTCTTTTGATTGCGCAAGTCCGTTCCTTGCAACTGCAAACGGACAAATATACACTAACACAGAAACAGACAATCGGACAAAATGGGTCTACCGTATGCAGGCTTCTGCAGACGATAAAAAATATGCCACAGACACACGACTCTTCCAAGACGCAGTAATACAAGATAATATATTTTCTAAGTTTACAACTAGTCCAATCATGGACGGTGTTCAAATAAAAGATATTTGTATATACGGTGCAGGTACTCCTAATCCAAATGTTACACCTGGCACAATTTTAGATCCATATAATCCTGCACATTGGATTATAATGCCTGATCAAAATAAAATTGGTAAAGTTGGACGTACTAGCTGGGATAGTTTTACCTATGCGATTATGATGGGCCATAACGTGTGGATGCACGTTAATAGTGTGCAAGAAGCTAATCGTCAATACGATCTAGGCAACTGTCCTAATATGCTAGTACAAGAAAAGTTTGACAGACTATATTTTAAAGATGTTGTAGAAGCAATATTTGCTACTAGTGATCGCGGAACAGCAGATGCAGTTGTTGAAGAATACAGCAGATTCTGGATGAGCATTATTGGTACTCGAGGTGCTACTGGTAAGAAAACATTAAACTCACATACAATGTTTAATAATCTATTTGAAGAAGTTAATCCAACTGATGAAACTGTGTCAATGGAAGACGGCGAGTTTACAGATGATCAAATTAGCAAGTTAGAAGAATTAGAGGATCAATTAAAATGAAAAGGCGTATTGGCGTACTAGGAGTAGGCAGTGCAGGTGTGCTGACTTTATCTCATTTGTGTTCAAATCTTAGTAATGAATGGGAAATTGTTTCATTATATGACCCATCAATTCCTATTTTAGGAATTGGTGAAAGTACCAATCCTGGATTTGTTGCCTTATTAGAAAAAGGTACACGATTCACTCTGTACGAAGATACCGAATCATTAGATAGTACTCTTAAATTTGGAACAAAGTATATTAACTGGCGAAAAAAAGATTGGTTAAATCCCTTACTGCAAGGCGGAGTAGCAGTACATTTTAATAATTTCAAATTGAAAGAATTTGTATTTGAAAGATTAAACCTGTGCTGGCCTGAAAAGTTTTCTGTAATTGAAGGTACTGTAACTGATCTAATTAATAATCCCGATAAAGCTATTGTAGAAATAAATGGCACTACAGAAGAATTTGATTATGTAGTAGATTGCAGAGGATTTCCAACAGACTATTCTGAAGACTATCATATGAGTACTTGTAGTATTCTAAATAGATGTCTAGTACATAGTCTTGATAAGTTTGATCCTATTCAATATACTGAACACTTTGCAACTAAAAATGGATGGATGTTTGGCATACCGTTGACCAGTAGAAAAACCTACGGCTACTTATTTAATGATACTATTACCACTCTTGAAGATGCAAAAGCTGATATGGCTGAGTTACTGAACGTGACCGTAGATGGATTAGATACTAAAGAGTACAAATTTAAACCGTATTATACTACCAAGCTAGTTGATAACAGAGTTATCAAGAATGGTAATCGTGCTATCTTCTTTGAACCTATTAGTGCTACATCAATTAATCATTATACTAATGTATGTACTATAATTTTTAACTATGTTACAGGTCAATGGGATCAAAATCAAGCCAATGATGAACAAGTTCGATTGGCACAAACTTTAGAACGCATTATTAACTATATCTACCACGGTGGTAGTAAATTTGATACAGAATTTTGGCAACAAGCTAGTAAAAATTCAAAAGATAATCTAGCACAAGATATTGAATTTAGGAAATTAATGGCATATAATCAACGTGCGTATGATATGGGATTACCTGCAAATGGACCGCCCATTTTATTCTCAGGATTTAGTTTATCTAGAATGGATGAATTCTTTGGCTATAATTATTTTAAAGGTTCACCGTTTTTGTTTGATGAACTCGACCAAAACGATTGATTTTATTTACAACTATTGTTATAATGCATATATGACATTGCCCGACGAACGCTTTAGAAGCATACAACGAACAGAACAGTTTCTAACGGATTTGCTTAATCCTCAAAAAACTCCACGTATTCCAAAAGAAATACGTGAGCAAGCTCGCTGGTGCTTAAGGCATTATCCTAGTTATCACAATCTAAAAATGTTAGAACGTGCGTCTCCTGATGTTATACAGGAACGTATGGAAGATGTAACTCGTATGATTAAGTATTGGGAAGAAGGAAAGAACACAAATGAAGCGTGATTACACCACTGGTATAAGCGATAAAGTTATATTCTTTGTCGGTACTGAAGTTGAACATACTCCTGCATATGGATTAAAAACGCTGTTTGTTACAGGTCTCCAAGAGATTGATCAAATTGCATTTCATGCAGTAAAAAATGAATGTGGACATATCTTTTTTGGAGCTAACCATAGTTTTAATCCAGTATTCAATGACTACGCCGGATGGAAGAAATGGGAAGAAATGATTGAATACTTTCTAGGTGATGGATACCTGTGCAGT